CGGTGAATAAATGGAAGAAAATTTTTTCACGCAGTGGATCAACTTCATCGTTACTATTGTTATTGGCTTTGGGTTGATTGTAATTTATTCGATGTTTTCTGAATCTAAACTAGGCGACACAATAAGGAAATGGGTAGGCGTTGTAGTGTATCCTTTCTACAAGCTACGCTCTAAACTTCCTTTAAAGTTACGAGGCGGCTTCGACTTAACAGTAATTCTTTTGTATTGTATAGGAATTTTTTCGATAATCGTTTACTTTGAAAATAAATAAAACCAACGGCACACTCTATCCGGGTGTGCTTTTTGTATGGGAAAAATAAAGGGAGTGTAATTATGGAGAAATGGATTGCAACAGTAACGGGGACTATTGGATTTTTAATATCGTTTTTAGTGGATGGAGTGGGGATTGCGGTGACGATATTACTAGCCGTTATGACAATAGACTATATAACAGGGTTAATTTCGGCGTTTGTGAATAAAGAGTTATCAAGCCGTGTAGGTACGACTGGATTCGCTCGCAAATTATATGTATTGTTGTTAATTTCTGCCGTATATCTCGTGGAAAGTTTGATGTTTGAGACAGGTCATGTTGGTGATGGTATAGCGATTGCTTACATAGCGATTGAGTTTATTTCTATCACAGAAAATGGGGTAAAGATGGGAGCTCCTATGCCGCCATACATTAAAAATTTATTAGATATTGTCAAAAGTAAAACAGGTGGTGAGAGTTAATGGTTAAATTCTATTTAGATGCAGGGCATGGCGGTAGTGATCCGGGGGCCGTTGGCAATGGTTTAAAAGAAAAAGATATAACTCTTAAAATTGCAAAACGTGTAGAAACTTTACTTGCTGCATATCAGAACGTACAGACAAAAATGAGCCGAACAGGAGACACTTATCCATCACTTGCAGATCGTACAGACAAGGCGAATGAATGGGGTGCTGACTTCTTCATGTCCTTCCACATTAATGCTGGTGGCGGCACAGGTTATGAGGATTTTGTTTACACTGGAAGTTCGAAATCAATTGCTTACCAAAATATCATCCATGCAGAAATCATTAAAAAAATCGGTAATATGAAAAATCGTGGAAAGAAACAAGCTAGTTACCACGTGTTGCGAGAAACTAATATGCCGTCACTGCTAACGGAATGTGGATTTATTGACAATGCAGCTGATTCCACATTACTTAAAAAAGAGGATTTTATCGAAGGCTTAGCGCAGGGGCATGTAGAGGGGTTAATTAAAGCGTTTGGCCTTAAAAAGAAAGATGTAGTTATCCCAGAGAAACCGACAGCGGCAAAGGTATACAAAGTACAGGTTGGGGCGTTTAATGTAAAAGATAACGCAGAAGCGTTGGCCAAGGATTTAAAGAAAAAAGGATATCCAGCTATTGTTGTAGAGCAATAGCACTAAAAACGACCTTCTCTTAATTGAGTTGGTCGCTTTTTTTATTTACTCTCAATTTTAAAATCAATTATCTCTCTTATATCATTAATAGCTAGTACTTCTATAACCTTCGCTAAATGTTCTTTATTAATTGTTTGACGTTGATTATTGACCATTTCACTAATTGTTGTAGGGCGAAGTCCAGTCATTTCGGATAACGTCTTTTGAGTAATTTCTCGTTTTGTTAGTACCTCTTTTATCTTCAAATAGACTTCCATCTCAAATCCTCCATTATATGTTTCGTTTATTACTTTTATTATAAAAATAATTAATATATTTTTCAACATAAATATTGACATATCGTTACTTAGTTATTAATATAAATATCAACATAACGAAATTAAGTTATTTTGAGAGGAGAAATTAAATTGATCAATCACATTCTTGCTGCAAGTCGTATTCCGTGGGTTTTAGAACAAAAAGGTATCGAGGTTGAAAGAAGTCTTCTAAGTGTTAACATTGACAGAGATAAAGTTGATGTACAAATTTATCAATCAACAGATATTATGAAATTCGAAAATTGGACGTTTAAATCATATGAAAATGAACTTAATGGTTATGCAGGTGAATTGATTGCAAACTATGAAGGAATTCAATTTACCACATGTGTAAAAGTAGAAGAGCTTTCATTAATTGAAGGCTAATTTTTTTACCCTTTCAAGTTGTCGATTGAGTATCCAGTCAATTCGCACCCTATAACTTAATCGACAACCTCATTTTATTGTCAGAGTAACGATTTAATAGTCGTTTCAAAAGTAGTCGATTGCTGAAACTCTTACTACGTAAGAGAACCAGTGGGCGCACAAAGATTTGAAAGGAGATGTTGAGTGGTATTTGAAATTTTGTCGACAACAATTTTTGGAGGAATTGCACTTCAGGCATTTTTAAAAAAACAAGGCCTTTCATCGAATGAAAGTGGGAAAATCCAAAGAATCATTTCGTTGAGTGGTTTGAATGTGAAAGATGGCAAAGACACGTTAACGACTCAGCTGATTAAGAAAAAACAACATGATTGGGGATGGGAATATAAATATCGCATTCCGCTTGGGCGTAGCTTTAATGAATATTTAAACAAATTAGATACCTTACAAGATGGAATTAATAACAGAAGAAAGCGAATTAAGTTTGCTGATCTAAAATCATTGAAATTTGATTCAACGATTCATCTTCAACTTCAAGATCTGTGGATGAAAAAGTTATCGGAAACGAAAGAAATAGAACTAGATTATGATGGATTGTTAATTATCCGCGTCTATGACAAACCATTACCTACTGAAGTACCTTTTGTTAAAGGGGAAAGTTGGAAGGTTCCTGTTGGCGTTACTCGTAAGCATAATGAATTTAAATATCATGACTTTGAAAAAATACCTCATTTAGTTTTAGGTGGAGCTACAAGGTATGGTAAGAGTAACGAAATCAACGTGATAATTAATAGTTTGCTATTAAGTGAACCTGAAAACGTCCGTTTTTTCCAAATTGATTTAAAAGGCGGAATTGAGCTTTGTGATTACGAAAATATAAAACAAACCCTCTCCATTGCATACGAGCCAGAAGATGCGCTGATAACTTTAGAAAATGCTTACGACCAAATGAGAGAAATACAAAGGAAAGTAAAATCATTAGGAAAGAAAAACGTTCAAGAAGCAAATATAAAAGAACGTTACTTCGTGATTGTGGATGAAGTCGGGGAATTGAATCCGCTTGAAGCAGTTACTTCAGTAGAAAAGAAATTGAAACAACAATGCCAAACTTATATGTCACAAATCGCACGTTTAGGAGCTGGATTAGGATTTAGATTAATTGTAGCCACTCAATATCCTACTGGTGACGTTATTCCACGACAAGTTAAACAGAATTCCGATGCAAAACTGTCCTTCAGAGTGCAATCTGCTACAGCATCAAGAGTTGCTTTAGATGAAATAGGAGCCGAAAGCCTTCCACAGATTAGAGGTAGAGCTATCTACCAGACAGCAGATAAACGCGAAGTCCTACAAACTCCATTAATTACACCAGAAATCATTAAATCTACTATCCTTCCACACATTATCGAGAAGGAGGCTCGCAATGATATCCATGAAAAAGAAACAATTAAGTCAACGAGAAGAACAGATACTATTACTTTTGAAGAAATTTGACTTCCTTACTCGCGATCAACTTAATCAATATTTCAAATTAGGTACGAAAAGCAATACGAATAAAGTGTTAAATCGGTTATCAAATTATTTAGTGAGTATACGTGATGGTTATCAATCTATTTACTATTTAAATAAGGACGGTCGAGAGTATGCTGACTGTGAAAAAGTCCGTAAAAAAGGTGGTCACGTACAACATTTCATCTTACGTAATCAATTTTGGTTGTTTTACAAATGTCCGAGAGATTGGAAAAACGAGGTTAAAATTTCGAATGGAAAAGCTTCAGTTGTCTCTGATGCAGTTTTCACTAGAAATGGATTTTATCATTTTTTAGAAGTCGACAATTTGCAATCGATGAAAGAGAATAGGGCAAAAATAACCCGTTACAAAAACCTCTTAGAAAGCCTTGTGAAGCAATATGGATATCATCCAACTATTGTTTGGGTAACTACAACAGAACACCGTAGGAAGCAATTAGAAAAGTCTTGTGAGGGTTTAAAGGTGAAAGTCTATACAATTATTGATATCAAATAAAAGGAGGAAAAGTGTGTTTAAAAAGAAACATAAAATTGAGGTTGTCCCTGAAAATGAATATACAGATTTTAGCTACCGTGTGAAAGAAGATTCTTACTCCACTAAAACAACAATCGCAATTGGCCTTATACCTATAGCTGCAGCCGCTGGACTATCAATTTATTCACTCAATACACATGATACTTATTCTTCCACAGTCATACCAGTAACCTCACCGGTAATAGAACCCACGCTAAATGTACTCGCACAAACTCCAACACTTTTACCTGTAAATATGAATGCTCTAGCGACACCCCTACCATCCAACACTGGTGTTATTGCCGATACCTCACTTGAAGTACTATCGACCATCCTTGACCCTCTTATTCAAATTATGGTTGCGATTTCTTTTCCAATAGCATCCGTTATTATGATTGGCGCATGTTTCCTATTTATGTTCGATAATAGCGAAAAAGCGTGGAATATGATAATGAAAGCAGGTCTAGGATATGTGTTAGTTCAGATGTCACCGTTATTCTTAGAGATTCTTCGCCAAGTAGGTAAGGCGGTTTAATCAAATAAACGTGTAATACGGTTGTAATACCATCAAGCGTGTTTGTACTACGTATGTATTACAAAAAAATGGAGGGGTAACTTGAGTAAATTTGTGATTGGGGTAGATCCGGGCAATTACTGGGGGAAGACAGCTGGTATTTATGGAGTCGATATCTACCGTACAGCTATATGTGATTGGTTTCAACAAGATTTCCACGAAAAGTTTGGAGAAGACGATATGGAATTCAGTGTTGATGGACGTAAGGGATTTGCAGGATCTATAGCAGAGCTCGAAGATGTATATGGTGGAAGTGGAATGTATGGAGATACTAAGGCTCATGAGGATACCAAAGTTCGTGTTTTACTTGCGCTATATAGATATATAAACATTTACTGCCCAAACATCCAAAAAGTTAGTATCGTTACTGGGCAACCGATTAATTCTCATAATGATGATGAAAAGAAGAAGATACAGAAAATGTTATTAGGGTCACACGAATTCACTGTTAATAATAAAAAACAAATTATCCACATAGAAGACGTTGGTATAGCTGCAGAAGGTTGCGGAGCATTTTGGAGTAATCCATTACCGGGAGAAATTTATATAATCGATATTGGAAGCGGAACTGTAAATCTAGCCGCTATTCATAATAAGCGTATAATTAATACTAGTAGCCAAACGCTCAACTTTGGGACAGAAACAGTTGATAGAGGTATAGAATCAATAGCATCTGGTATTATTCGAGCAAGTACTAAATTAAGATGGAAGCGTTCTGCTAAAGTATATATCTGTGGAGGTTCAGCAAAAGAAATACTTTCTTTTATAAAAGCGCATTTCCCAAGTGCACAGGTTCTTCAACCATATTTAAAACGGTTAGATGGTGTCGAATTAACATTACCAATATTCGCAAATGCTGTTGGTAACTATGAAATAGCAAGATTGACTTATAAATGAGCGGTCGTAATATCGGACAGGTAAGTTTTAACTCAGGTGTTTACGAAAATGATCTATGGGAGTATGCAACACAAAAAGAACATGGCACGTTTAGCCAATATGTCAAACGATTAATTGAACGAGATCGTGAGAGTAAGAAGGCTACCCATTGTGTTCTTCCACAGGATACTAACATACATTATATAGAAGAAGATGCGCATGCAGCAGGAGGATTTTTATGAATACAATAAAATAAAGCCCAACCACTTAATTGTGGAAGGGCTCCTTTTTGCGTCACCAGGTGACCAAATAGGTGACCGATTGTGTATAATGTGAGGGTTTTATCGAATTTTGTTGACACCGTAATTTCAAATCAGGTTCTGTAAAACCTTATATACCAACGCTTTGGATAGGTGAGGAATTTAGGTGAATACACAATCCGTTTAAGGGCGGCATGGGCGGCATGATGTAATCATTAGGCTCTAAACACCTTGTTATATAAGGTTTCAGGTGAAGGTATATAGTTAAAAAAACATGACAAGTGACCAAAAAGCGACCAAGTGAATTAGATTATAAAATCTCATTCAAAATGGTCGCTGCGGATTGCTTGTCTTTTTCTGTTAAGTGAGAATAAGTGTCCAAAGTTAATGTTACACTTGAATGTCCTAATCTTTCTTGGATCACCTTCATGTTTTCTCCTTTAGATAATAAAAATGAAGCATGAGTATGACGGAGGTCATGTACTCGTATGATCCTTAAATTATTCCTTCTTTGTATTACTTTAAGTCCTTTTGCGTAAACAGACTCTTCATTTGGGTATCCATCAGGATTACAAAATACTAAGTCCATATTTGGTAGGCCTCTCCACTTATCTCCAAACTCTTCTTTATTGTTTTTGATGGTTTCCACATATTCCTTAAATTCTTGCATGAATTTCTCGGGCATATCAATAGTACGTTCTTTTTTATTTTTAGTTGGTCCTAAGAAAAAACCTCTATCTTTCTTGAAGTTCAAATTATGTCTAACGTGTATTTGATTGCTTTCAAAGTCCACGTTTTTGATTGTCAGACCTCTCATTTCTGCAGAACGCATACCTGATAATACAGCTAGCTTAAAGAATATCTTATACTTCGGAAAGCTATCCTCTAACGCATTGAACAATTCAGCTATTTCTTGTTCGTTGTAAAAATCCATTGTCGTTTTCTTTTTAGGAAAAGAAACGTTTAAAGCAGGATTTACTCCAAGCAACTCCCATTCAACCATCTTGGTCAATACCGCTTTACATACATCTAACTTACCATTTTTCACACCTACGTCAGAATCAATTAAATGGGTTTTAAATTCAATAAGATGTATTTTTTTCATTTTCTTAATTTTCATGTCTCGAAAGTAATCGAGGGATGCTTTAATACTCTGGCCATAAGCTTCTTGTGATTTAACAGCAAGTTTAGTTACATGGTTGTCCCACCATAGATCAACCGCTTGACGATAGGTCAAGTCGCTGGAATCCTTCGGTTTATCGTTCGCCACTTCAATTTCAAAATTAGTAATAGCTTTATTAATTGTTCGTTCGGATAAAGTATTTAGCGTGACTGTTTTGTGCCGCCTTTTTCGAGTCCCTTTTTCATCGTACCCTAGTTCAACTGTTATCTTGATGCGAGGTTTCCCGTTTTTATCCGGTCCCAATTCTTGATAACTTGCCATGTTTTTTCTCCTTCGTTGTGCTCTAGTTGTTGTAATATATTGCCATGGTTAAAGTGTCAAAATTTGTGTATTCTTATATTGTTAGGGAACTAATCAGAAAATAAAATTTAATAGAACGTTCGTTCTCTTTCGTGATATACTTACATAAATCATCTACGGAAATGGGGCTAACTGCATGAAGACACAGTCACTAGATTTGGAAATCCTGTTCGAGTTGGCAAAAAAGAAAAACGACATTAATGCGAAGATGTCGCCCGTCCCATCATCAGTTTCTCTTCTTGTCGAAAAATTCGACTGCGAACCGAACGTTTTCCAAGAAATTTTCACGTTCGCGCTTATCAAGTGAGAGTGTTTTTTCTATTAATTTTTCGAAGAATTCATATTCTTCATCGTTTAGTTTCTTTTTAGCATCTTGTAGGTCGTAATTTTTAAATGAATCTGAATTAAACCGAGGGTCTATTTCATCTTTACTTACATTAAAAACTTTAGATAATTTTTCTGTGTTTCCTGGTGTAGGTAAAGAAGTCCCTTTAACATACCCATTAATAGTTGTCTTAGGTATTCCGGTCTTTTCAGATAGGTCTATTTGAGTCATTCCTCTCGCTGACATCAACCTCTCTAAATTCATCTTAACGATTTTCTTAGCATCCTCTTGCATTGGTGTATTCTTAGGTCTAGTCATTGGTCCCATCCTTCCATATAACATTATATCGAATAAAATCGGATATATACATAAAAAAATCTAGAAAAGTACGAACATTATCGTTGACAGTACGAATAAATTCGTATATATTTAGAGTAATAAAAGAAACGAGGTGAGCATATATGAGATTTTTGATCACTTTAGAAGCTGCGCGAACAAATGCAGGATACACTATGTTGGAAGCTTCAACGCTATTCGGAGTGCACCATCAAACACTTTCTAGTTATGAAAAAGATTCAAGCAAAGTGCCATTTGCGTTCGTGGATAAAGTGCCGCAAATTTATAAAGTACCAAAAGTTAACATTTTTTTTGGAGACAAGTACGAATTTATTCGTACATTAAGAGAGAAAGATATCAACGCGGAGGTGCAGTAATGACACTACGTATCATCAGAGGTATTCCCGGACTATTGGAGTACCTCAAATCTAACGGAGTAGAACTTAGTCTATCCACGATTCACAGACTTATCCGTAAACAAGAAATTCCATTTAAACGAATTAATACGCAAATTCTACTATTTGACTTAAACAAGATTGATAGATGGATATTGGGGGAGGAATTCGAATGACATCAGAACTAGCAATCTTCTCTACAGTGTGCTTTATTGCTCTTTACAAATTTGTCGTTAAGCCATTATGGAAATCACTTTAAACGGAATGGGGAGGAAATTATGAGAGAGATTAAATTTCGTAGTTGGGTGAAAGCACCGAGTGGAAATACTTGGATGAATGAAAATCCTATATTTCACGGAGAAATTAACGAAATATTCACAGGTGAAGGTAGTATCGGGGAAATTCTTTATATGCAATACACAGGTCTGAAAGACAAAAATGGTGGTGAAATTTATGAAGGGGATATCGTTGAATGTTTTTACTCTAAAAGAAATGACATTACGCACACGCTTTTAGGAGATGTAGCTTTTATAGATGGTTGTTGGTTTATTACAGAATCAAAAAGAAATTACTGTAGTCCTCTATATAGCGAATTTGAATCGATCGTAATAATTGGCAACATTTACGAACATCCACACCTACTAACGGAGTCCAACCCATGAAACGCGGTCGCAAGTTAACTGCTGCTGAAAGAACATATTTGGAATCTACTAAACTTAATTCTCGTAATTGGATGATAGCTAAAAAGGAATCACATGTATGGACGTTGGTACATCGATACGTCAAGCAAACTAAACAGGTGTTAGCACCTAAATAAGAGGGTGAAGCAAATGAAACTGAAAAAATGGTTATCAATGCCACTGGAACAAAGACTTGTTCGGATTAGTAATGCGATTTTGAAATATAAAGTTCTTAAAAAATAAGAGGGGGATAAGAGGATGACAGAAAAGTTAAGCGATATGAAACTGGCGATTATGAATCTACTAGATAAATACGAGAATGAAGCGATTAGAACTGGATATGCGAAGGGGTTTGATGAAGGTCGTAAGTTTGATGTTGTGGACGACACCAACTCACGATGTGAGGTCACACCATGAAAACAGGTTACGTATGGAATGTCATTTCTTCCACGGATACGAAATACCGAGTAACTTCCGAAGGTCGCAACCTTGATGAAGCATTAGCAGAATTTAGACGGATCCATGGTTACACAATCGACATCTTACAAATGGAATGTCATTGCAAAATTGGTGGTGACATAAATGATTGAAAATCCAATTCTAAGCGGTAATCATCCACAGATTGATACATTCGAACCAATTGTGGTCAGCGATTGTACTAATCGTAAATGTAACGAAGAAGTGTACACAGGTGAAGGTTATGAATATAACGGACAGTTCTTCTGCGGTACACATTGTATCGGTGAGCATCTGGTGAATGAGGGACAAGCGGTTGATATGAGTGTGGGGTATGGAGAGGGGTGAAATAAGATGAATGAAGGTAAGTTATGTTTCAGTTGCTACGACGATATAACTTTTCAATACCACGGACAGACACCAATGTTCAATTCAGAAATTAAGCGTTATACGGATGCTATTTTTGAAGGCATGACGGTTGAATGTTCACATTGTGACCGCACAGTCGTATTTAATCATGATGAACCAACAGGGAAATGGCGAGAAAGTTTATTAGAAACAAAATAACCCACCTACTCATTCCAGTGAGTAAATGGGTCGCATTGAAAATACATCTAATAACAGTATATCAAAAATGGAGGGAAATATACATGTCCGAATTATCTATGCAATATCAACAGCAATTAACTAACCCTATGGCACAGGCTACAGCTTCACGAGAAATGGAAGAAGTAAAAGGAGCCATCTTTTTAGCTAAGCAATTCCCACGCAATATATTTCAGTCTGAACAACGAATTTTAGATTCATGCAAACGCCCATCTCTTGCAAGTGTGGCTATGTATCAATATCCGAGAGGTGGAACAAAGGTGACGGGTCCTAGTATTCGGCTTGCTGAAGTACTGGCTCAAAACTGGGGAAATGTATCGTTCGGAATAAAAGAGTTGGAACAACGTGACGGGGAATCAATTGCAATGGCTTACGCGTGGGACTTAGAAACGAATGTTAGACAAGAAAAAGTATTTACAGTTAAACACAGCATACAAACAAAGACGACTTTGAAAAAATTAACGGATCCACGAGATATTTATGAAATAGTAGCGAATCAAGGTTCAAGGCGTGTACGTGCTTGTATCCTAGGAATCATCCCGGGGGACATTGTAGACAAGGCTGTTTCTGAATGCGAAGAAACGCTTAAAGGGAATAATAAAGGACCATTGAAAGACCGTATTTCCAACGCACTAAAAACATTCAAAGAACAGCATCGAGTGACACAGGAAATGGTCGAATCAAAGTTCGGTTACAATGCAGAATCTTTTACAGAACACGACTATGTTGAGTTAATAAAAATCTTTAATTCAATCAAAGATGGCATGAGTAAAGCGGAAGATTGGTTTGATAAGACTAGCAAAAATCAACAAACGGGAAGTTTAGCACAAGCCTTTGAAAAAGAAGGGAAAACAGCGAAAGTTGAGGTGGGCGAGAATGGAATCGACAACACGCCAACTGACACAATCTAATTATCATTCATTAGAATCTGACCGAGATTATTTTTCGGTCTCTCAATTCAAAAACATGGTTGAATGCAGCGCGAGAGAAATCGCAAGGCTAAACGAAGAGTATGTGCGTTCCGAAAGTTCAGCTCTAGTAATTGGTTCATACACTCATGCAGCATTTGAATCAGATGAAGTGTTCCAACAATTTCAAAAAGATTATTCGGACACAATTTTTAATAGCAAAGGTAAAAAGTATGCGGATTTTGTAACAGCGGATTCAATGATTGAGTCAGTTAGAAACGATCCGTTTAGCATGTTCGCGATGGATGGTGAAATGGAACAAATCTATACAGCTGAATTGTTCGGTGCTAAATGGAAAATCAAGGTTGACTCTATTAATCATAATCGAAAAACGTTCACTGATTTAAAGACTACCCAGAGCCTGTATAAGCGTTATTGGAGCGACAAGTACGGTAAGTTCGTTTCATTCATTGAAGCGTGGGATTACGTACTTCAAATGGCGATATACCGAAAAGTCTTAGAACAAGTTACAGGTTCATTATATAACCCGTTTATCGTGGCAGTAACGAAAGAAAGTCCTCCCGATAAAGCAGTACTACATTTTGATGATTCTCGTTTTTCATTTGAAATAGAAACAGTTGAATTTTTAATGCCGAGGTTCATTGGAATGAAAGCTGGTCGAGAACAACCTGTCAGGTGTGAAAAGTGTGATTATTGCCGTGGTAGCAAGAAAATAAAAGACACGATAGAACTAGCTGAGTTAATGGGGTGAGGTGAATGAGTAACGGTTGGATTAGCTTGCATCGGAAAGTTATGGATCATCCGCTTTACAAAGAGAAACGTACTTTTTCTAAATTTGAAGCGTGGATAGATTTGTTGATGTTAGCTAATCACAAAGACAACAAGTTTTTGTTAGGAAATGAATTGGTAGAAGTGGAATCTGGTAGTTTCATAACATCGGAATTGAAGCTTATGGAACGGTGGGGATGGGGCAAATCGAAAACTAGAAGTTTTCTAGAACTGCTCGAGAAAGACGGAATGATTGTCAAAAAATCAGACCGCAAGAAGACCACCATAAACATATGCAACTACTGCGTTTATCAAGAGTCTGAAAATAAAAATAGACCACAAGCAGACCACAAGCAGACCGCTAGCAGACCAATAGCAGACACAAACAATAATGATAATAAGGATAATAAGAAAACATTGTCCATTCAGCAAGCTGAACAATTCGATTCCTGGTGGAACTTGTACGGGAAAAAAGAAGGTACCGCAAAATGCAAAGTGAAGTTCATGAAACTCCTAAAGACTTATGACTATTCGGTAATTGAAGAAGGAACAAAGAAATATCTTCAACATCGAGCGAACTTGTCTTCTAGGAATGAATTTGTTCCGAATCAAAAGAATCCATTAACTTTCTTGAATGGTGAACATTTCAATGATGAATATGGAACAACTAAAGCATCTAATCCAAATGGACAAGCACCAATATATAAACCATTCGTATTTGATGTGTCAAGGGGTGAAGACTGATGTTTGGAGAAGAAGCGATACTTGGGACCATATTAAAAGAACCGCATTTGTTAACGGATTCTGGATTGAAAGAAGAGTACTTTCTATCAAGAGAAAATCGCAACATCTTAAAGGTTATGAAAGACCTGTCTGCAAAAGGACAAGCAATCGATATGATTACACTACTTACAAGTGGTAATCCAGAAGAAGTAGGCGGTGCTGGAAAGCTTAATCGGATTCAGAACATGGCGAACGAATTAAAGTTTGATAGCTATGTAGAAATATTAACGGATTCCTGGAGAGAACGTGAAAAACTCAACATCTTGGAAGTAGCAAAAAATGAAAACTGGACAATGGATAAAATCACATCATCACTAGACGGTTTGAATGAAGCCAAGGTGGATGATAGAAAGTCCTTAAAAGACAGTTTAGTAAAGAGAATGGAGGAACCCTGGCAGAAAACTGTGAAACCTAAAGGCGTGAATACAGGGTTGCCGAATTTAGAGGTTGCTTTGGGAGGATTACAAAACAGTGAATTAACAGTTGTTGGAGCTCGACCTAGTATGGGTAAAACAGACTTCATGTTACATCTTGTTAGGGAGTCGGGTTGGAGTGGTTGTGTACCTATCATATTTTCGCTAGAAATGAGCGAGGAATTACTAGTTGATAGGTTGATTGCAGCGACAGGGAATTATAACCGTTCAAAAATGAAAGACGTTTACAGCATGTTGACGGATGCGCAAAAGAACACATGGTCATCGACATTGGGTAAATTATCTACAGCAAACGTCGAAACATTTGATCGAAGTGGTCAGACGATAAGTGAAATTCGAATGAAGGTACGTAAGGTGAAGAATGAGAATCCTGGTAAGCAAGTAGTTGTGTTTATAGACTATTTAACGCTTATAAAGCCTAATAACGACCATGGCGGTAATAATCACTTAGCTGTTTCTGAAATAGCAAAGGATTTAAAGTCAATGGCAAAAGAATTTGTATGTCCAGTCGTTGTATTAGCACAGTTAAATCGAGGTGTAGAACAGCGACAAGATAAACGTCCAATGTTATCGGATTTAAGGGAATCAGGCGGTATTGAAGAAGCGTTAGACACTTGTATATTCCTTTATCGAGATTCTTACTACTCGAAAAATGAAGATGATAAAACCATGGAATTGATTATCGCCAAAAATCGTAATGGTGCAGTCGGAACAGTTGAAGCGATATACAACAAATTTACTGGAGTTATCACATGACGGTTAATGAGCTCCTATACGATGCAATCAAATACGATGAAGAATTACTGGCTTATTCAATCTATTGGTCCATCAAAAGTGGATTATGCAAAGGATTGGATGATGCGAAGAAATTTCAATCGGAATTAGTGGATGCAGCAGAAGTAAAAAACATGATTCAACGGAATGAATTGGATATGAGGATTGTTAAGCTCTACTCCATGCCCACTACACCAGGCTGTCACTTAATTATATTGGCGTTAAATGAAGCATCGGCAAAAGGACACTACTTGAGTGAAATGGGTAAGTTGCCGAAAAAAATATTCGACATCAGTATCAAGATGGACAAGACGTTTTGGTTCGGGGAAGAAATAGGTTACAAGAGCATTCGGAAGTTTAAGGAGGAAACCTTGATGTTTCCAGTAACAGTTATGGAATACGAAAAAGTAAGTAGAACCGTAGACACATAAAGCGAATTAAAGGAGGGTAATTATGGTTAGAAAGTATAGAGCCGAAAAGATTTGTTTTCTTAACGAAGATAGAAATACTACAAGGGTTGTTTATCTTCCGCAAGTTAAATTTGGTGATGGTTGGTGTAGCTTTCCAGACGAAGGAACTTCTTCTGGCGTAGTTGAACATTCAGACAAGGTAGTGGCGTTGGAGAATGCTAAGACACTTTACGAACATTACCATGCTAAAGGAAGATGTTAAACAGCGTGACCATAAAACGAATTAAAAAATTGGAGGAAATTAAATGATAAACACAGTGGCGCTAGTTGGAAGATTAACAAAGGATCCTGAACTTAGATATACCCCAAGTGGAGTGGCTATGGCTAGATTCACATTAGCGGTGAATAGAAAATTCAAAACAGATAATCAACCAGATGCTGACTTTATCAACTGTATAGCTTGGAAAAAACAAGCGGAAAATCTAGCAAACTTTTTAAAAAAAGGAAGTTTGGCAGGAGTAGAAGGACGTATTCAAACAGGAAGTTATGAGGGGCAAGATGGAAAGCGTGTTTATACGACTGACATTGTGTGTGACAGTGTTCAATTCCTAGAACCGAAGAATGGTCAGTCTTCACAAAACAACGGTGCTACAAGTCAACCACAGCAGAATTATACGAGGGTAGATGAAGATCCTTTTGCTAATAGTTCGGGACCAATTGAAGTATCGGATGATGATTTGCCATTTTGAGAACGTTTGAGGTAATGATATGAAAAAAGTAAAGATTGTCATAAATGGAGAATTGCCAGCCTTGAATGAAATTATTGATGCAAGTAAAGGTCATTGGGGACAATATTCCAAAATGAAGAAATTCTATACGAGTGTAGTACGAAAGGCGGTTGAAAGCCTTCCTTCAATCGAAAAAGCAGATTTCGAGATTACTTGGTTCTGTAAAAATAAAAGGAAGGACAAAGATAACATTATGGGCGGTCAAAAGTTCATATTTGACGGGTTGGTAGATGCAGGAGTCTTAAAAAATGATGGATGGAGTCAAATTGGGGATATTAGTCACTTGTTCGAAGTGGACAAAGCTAACCCAAGGATTGAAGTTGAAATAATTTTAGAAAAATAAAAATGGACGTTCATAAAAAAAGGAGTGTTCACATGCAAACGAAAAAACGATACGGGATATCCAACACGAACAAAATCAACATAAACAGAGGAACGATTGCAGAACTAGACAAAGCGATTGCTGATTTAGAATCACGAGGATATGAACTAGTAAAACGTGATGATGTTACAACTGTTTCGTACGGAATGAATTTCAACTACAGAGATGGTCGTGGAAGTAAATATAAATACACAGGTAATGATGTTGGGTTTGCAAGGTGTAAGGCTGTTATGAAGAGGGTTGTACCTTATGGGGATAAGGTTGGGGTGTAGTAGAGCCATAAAGTGGAATAGTGAAGGAGAGAGGTGCTTATACACCGATAGTTTTAGCAGATGAAAATCCTATTTTATAGGAGGAAAAGAAAATGAAAAATAGAAATAAAGGAAACGAATTTAATATAATTCTTGATAATAAAAATTACACAATAAATATTACAGAAACTACTACAAAAGAAAATAAAAAATCAATGCCAAATACTTTAGTTTATACGTGTATGACGTTTGAAGCTGATATGACACCTTATAAACGATTCACTATAGTATTTAATCGACAAGATCGCTCATATTGGGCATGGACTGGTGATGTAATAAGAGAACATGACAGAGAATTTAGAGAAAATATCGCCAAACTATTAAGTGAAGGAGTATTAAAATTAGTATCATAAAAACGGTATTTTAATATTGGTAAAAGCAAATTACGGCGCAATACGACCATAAGGGGTAACAAAAATGCTTAACCAAATACAACGAGCAAACGAGAGGCTTGCTTATTTAAGAAGTCTCTCAACTGGAAATATCGCAAGTAAAGCTAGAGTGGATAAAAATGATGCGTTGGTTAGAAGGATTGTATCCAGGATCGTGAAAGATTAGACACAAGTTGGGTAATAAGAAAGGAGAATTACGTTGAAGGAAATGAGTAAGCCGTTATCTAAAGGAAAGTACTTAATAGGTTCAATTAACGGCAAAAAAGTATATTACGTTGTTGAATAGTTCGATCATAAAACGCCATAAGGAGGAAACCATGCCAAGACAAGCTCGATTCTTCACGCCAAAGGAAATCGACATCATGTTAGATCATAATGTACCAGACTTGGTAGCTAGACAACGTATTAATAAGGGATGGGACAGGAAGAAAGCTATCACCTCTAAGTTAGTCTACAAGACAGCCAGAGAGCGTAATGCACTTGCACAGGAACAGGTACAGGTCCAGGAAGTACAAGTCATTGACCGAAGCAAAATAAATTGGAAGGTGTGACGATTTGAAAATGGTACTCGAGGAAGTAGTATCACCTGGTCAACTGTGGAAGAAAGCTAACAGAACGAGAATCATAATAGCTATAAACGAAGATTACATTTACTTTCAGTCAGCTACAGATGTAAAGAATAAATCGTATACTGCTATTTTTCATGAATCGTTTGCACATTGGATTAATAGTGGTGCGGTATTGGAAGTAGGAGGGGAGGTTAAATGATGGATGTTTATATTATTGCAATATCGTACTACGCTACATTGTTAATCGGAATTTGCGGAATAATAATCACAGTTTCGTACTTACTCATCAAAGCATATACGGCGCTACTAAACCATTTCAAGCTATATAACGAGTTTGTTCGATTCGTTTTCGATAGACGCCGTAAGAAACAGGTGGACGTATATACGCCGAAGATAAATCGTAAGGAGGAACAAAAATGACACGACCAACTAAAAAGGAAATTTTTCAGATACTAGATAGCGGTAAAGTTTCCGTAACAAATGCACAGGCGATAAAAGAATACATTAACTACTTACTATCAGTGGGGGCTAAGCAGATAAAGGAAGGAGGGGTGCAAAAGTGGCCAACAACAAAACTGACACGCATTTAGACATCTGCCATTCATTAAATGACATTTACCAACGCAAAAACAGTGATTATGGGGATTCATTCGCTAAGTTACGAAATGAACTTCCTTCAGCTATCTTAGTTCGAATCTATGATAAATACAGTAGATTGAAAAACTTATTGGAAGGTAACGATCAACTTGTACTGGATGAAAGCATTGACGACACTTTAATGGACTTAGCGAATTATTGCATTATGGAATTGATTGAACGGAAGGTTGATAAACAATGAAATTAAACGAATATCACACGATTAGTAAACGAACGTTACCAGTGCACGATAGACCGAAAGATAAAAAGTTAGCTCTAGCAAATTACGGAATGGGTTTAGTGGGTGAAGCTGGCGAATGTATAGACCATATCAAAAAGCATGTGTTCCATGGTCATGATTTGAATGCGGAAGAAATCAGAAATGAATTAGGAGATGTTCTTCATTACCTCTCAGGACTCGCTACAATGTGTGGGTTGGAATTAGAGGATATTGCTCTAACTAATGTCACAAAACTAGCTAGAAGGTATCCTAATGGCTTTAAAAGTGAAGATAGCATAAAGCGAGTGGATGTTCATGAGTAAGGAAGAACGCAAACTACTAATCGACATGCTTGTGTTATTCACGAATAAAACAGAATCGTATTTTGTGAATATGCCGGATACAGAGTTGGAACAGGAATATGATAGGTTGATGAATAGGGAGTGAATACAAGATGTACTTGCTTTACTTTAAAAAATCCGAAAGAAAAATCAAAGTTTCAAAAGCACATAAAGGCATGCAAAATCTAAATTATACAGATGAAGTTGTTCAACATAACGATTGTTATTTCATTTGTTCCGAAAGAAAACCACTCAAAGAAAAGGCTATAGAAATACATCAAAGTTGGATATCTGAATTTGAAGAAGCCTTAAATTCAATAAAAGATATAAAAATATAATGGAACAGTACGACCAATCCATCCACAACTACACACAAAAACTGCAATTAAAATAGCATTCTGTTTGTTTATTACATTTTAAATAGGGGTGAGCGAATGGCAACTGCAACTAAAATGAAACCAAGCACATTCAAACATATTGAGGCGGAGATATCTTCGCTTCCTGACTTGCGGAAAGAAATTATTAAAAGACGTGAGGAAATCATGAATCCGACAATGACCGAGGAGTTAGTCGGAGGACGTTCGAACGAACCATCTGATCCAACAGGTAGAATGGCTACTCGATTAGTTATGGACAAACGACTGTCTGAATTGGAACGCATCGAATCAGCCATTACAAGCGTGTATGAGAAGTTAGAAGAAAAGCCTAAGCAATTGGTCCATATGATTTATTGGACGCGTCACAAGCGAACGTGGGAAGGAATAGCGATGGAATTAGAGGTAGGACGAACTACTTTGTTTAGATGGCGGAATGAGATTGTTTATGCGGTGGGAGATAATTTAGGGTGGTCGTGAATGATGGATAAAAAAAGTGTGTTAAGGAAGGTAAATTTATGGCTAAATTTTTAGTGTTGTTATTTGTTATTGTTCATTTTTTAAATGTGTCATTAATGTATTTTAATGATATCGACAGCACATGGAGTCATACTATGCCAATGTGGGTAGGTATTGGAATATTGGCTATATGTCAATCAATTGAAAAATCCAAAGAAGTCGATAAATAAACAGTTCGTTCAAAAAACAAAATTGGTACTAAAGTGGAACTTTCAGCTAGCACTTTCATGATAAAGTAATAGTATCAAGTAATTGCAATTACTAGCTTTAAAGGTCAACGTAAGGAGCACTCGTTAATTCACAGTTAAGAATTAACACTATATATGGGTGTATCGCATTGGTCTTGATAAGACGGAGTGGCTCTTGTATCAACTGTGGAAGGTTATACGAGAATCACTTCTATACATAGTTATCAAGCATCTGGACTGATTAGTCTTGGTGCTTTTTATTATGGTGTGGATGAATATCCGGGATTATAGTCTGCTAAAAAGTCGGTGGGGACTGGACTAACATACATAAAGGGGGTTGTTCTTATTGGAGAAGCATGGGAAGTGGTTATCAGAAGAACATGAGTATCTTCTTCAATTAAGAAAACAATACCCAAACGCCAAGCGTCAGTTTTATGCGGATAAGTTGACGGAACATTTTAATTTAGTTTTTACTGCGGTTGCGGTTAGGTTTCGGATTAGTCGAACTGCGAAGGAAAAGTTAAAAGAAATAGCAGATCTTCCACAATACAAATCACAACACGAAATAAATCCAAATGGTACGCAAAGCTCAGATAAGTTAATTGCGATGACTGAGAATGAATCGAAGAGTGTGGATTATTTACTTCAGGCTCATGGTTTCGATTTAAACGAATGGGAGCTCGTTTCAGCACGTAATAACATTTGGAATACCAATGATAAGCTAAACGGAATACAAACGCTCTATTCATCGAAAATAACCGTTAAACCGAAAGATAACGGAATTGATTGGGATAAGCTTCTATCCACTGTGGAAGACGTACCGAAAGTATTCATCAAACCTAAATACATTCCGGGGAATGAACATTATCTCAATATCCCTTTGTTCGATATGCATTTTGGTATCAGTGATTACAACCATTACAAACCTACACAAGCTAAAGTGTTAAACCTACTTAAAAAACAATATAAAGAAATATTATTCATCATCGGTTCAGACTTATTTCACCACAACGATCATCGTAACCGAACGGCATCTGGTAGAGAAATAGAGCATGCAGATATGTCAAAAGCTTGGGAAGAGGCGGTTAAGTTTTATGAGCCGATACTTCATGAAGCTATTAAGTGTTCTGGTAAGGTAACAGGAATTTTTATTAAAGGCAATCACAGTGAAAGTCTCGAGTGGGCTTTTACGAAATATCTTGCAGCACGATTCCCACAGATAACATTCGATACTAATTTCAAAGAGCGAAAGGTTCACATGCTTGGTAACGTGATGATAGCAGCTACACATGGAGATAAAGCACGTAAACGATTGACTGAGGTGTTTCCTGCTGAGTTTCCTATTGAATGGAGTCAAGCGAAGACAAGAGAGCTGTTCATCGGTCATTTGCATACAGAAGAGGTAATTGATAAAGGTGGATTGCTACAACGTGCATTGAGTACTAGGAATAAGACGGATTCATGGCATGAGGATAATGGATATGTAACGAGTCATAAACGTTTTCAAGTGTTTGAATATAGTCGTGATGAGATTGAGAATATACATTTCGTGTGATTTTTAGATGTCTAAAAAGGAGAATAGAAATGAAACTTAATATTCCATTGTGGAAGAGGTTACATCATTTGTTTTGTAAGCATAACCAAGTCGGTTGGGGTTCGTCTTCGAAAGGGATTAACTCTAAAGTAGGTTGCGAATACGTCACTTATGAGTGTTGTAAATGCGGTTTAAGTGTTAGTGAGTGGTTTGAGAAAGGCGCTTGGTCTGAGTTAGATTTCCCTGATGAATATACCATCCAAAATAAAAGGAAAATTGGGGCATCGTCAACTAACTGAAAGGAAGTGGTCACTCTTGCGTTTTGTTAAGTCAAATTCGAGAAATGGAGCGTGATCTACTGTCTCGGAGCTATCCGTTAAATAGCATTTTCTTAAAAAACTAAGTGATTAACACGAGAGTTGGTGGTATATGAAATGAAACTAACTGAAAAACAGAAGCGATTTGCAGAAGAGTATGTAAAAACAGGTAATGCCACGCAATCTTATATTAATGCGGGTTATAGTGTAACAAAGCGTGAAGTAGCAGAAGCAAATGCGCGGAAACTACTCGGAAATAACTCGGCTATTACTCTATATATAAAAGAGTTGAATGATAAGCTTGTAGGCTCTAAAATCGCCACCATGGAAGAAGTAAAACAATTTTGGACCGATACCCTTCGAGATGTAGAACAAGACCCTAAGCACCGTTTAAAGGCTTCTGAGTACATTGCCAAAACGAACGCTGCTTTTATTGAAAAACAGGTTGTTTCTGGTGAAATGACAACGAATATTAATCACGATCTAAGCAAGTTATCGGTTGAGGAGTTGAAGAAGGTTGAGTCTATCCTCGCTAAAACTACCGACACTGAATGAAGTACGAAAAGAACTGGCACGAAAAAACTATCTTGAATATGTAATCTACACGCATGAAGGTAGATACAAGCGAGCTCCACACATAGAATACATCGGCAAGATCATTCAATCAGCTATTGAAAAGAAACAACAAATGCGTGACGGCTTGATACCTACAGAAAATCAATACATCGCCTTAAACATGCCACCACGTCATTCAAAATCGATGACCATAACAGAAACATTGCCATCTTACTATTTAGGGAAGTTTCCAGAGGATAGAATCATTGAAATATCATATAACGATACATTCGCTCGTAAGTTTGGGAAGAAGAACAAAGAAAAGGTAAAACAACATGGCAAAGAGTTATTCGATGTAGAAATAGCAAAAGATAGTTCAGCTGCTGATGAATGGACACTGGATAATAACATAGGCGGTATGATAAGTCGTGGCGTTTTAGCTGGTATCACTGGTCAAGGTGCAGACTTAATGATTATTGATGATCCGATTAAAAACCGTGAAGAAGCTGACAGCGAAACACATCGAGATAAAATATGGGATGAATGGATTGACTCCTTTTCTTCTCGTTTGCATCCTGGTGCGATTGTCATATTGATTCTTACACGATGGCATGAAGATGATTTACAAGGTAGATTGCTAAATCAAGAATACGGTAGACCTCTCAATTGGAAAGTATTCAATTTCCCATTAGAAGCTGAGGAAAACGACATATTAGGTCGTCAAATCGGCGAACCATTATGGCCTGAACGATACGGCAAGAACTTCATTGAAGAGAGAAAACGATATCCATCTTCTTTTAACTCGCTATATCAAGGTAGACCATCATCCGCAGAAGGTAACATTCTGAAACGTGAATGGTGGAAGTATTACGATAAGCTTCCTGAGATTGTGACAACCATCATGAGTGTGGATGCTACATTCAAAGATGAAAGTGATTCCGATTATGTAGCTATTCAAGTGTGGGGAAAAACAGGAGCTAATATGTATCTGATTGATAATCTGAAAGCGAAGATGAATTTCCCGACTACTTTGCAAGCTATACGAAACATGAAACATAAACATAAAGGCGCTCATACGATATTAGTTGAGGATAAAGCAAATGGTCCTGCTATTATTGCTATGCTTCATAGAGAAATAGGCGGTATGATTCCTGTTAATCCTCAAGGTGGTAAGGTGGCTAGGGTTAATGCGGTTTCACCTCATATTGAATCGGGTAACGTGTTTTTACCGCGCAATGAAGAATGGATACATGATTTTGTGGAAGAATGTGCAAGTTTTCCTAAAGGTAAGAATGACGATCAAGTAGATGCTATGTCACAGGCTTTAAATCGTTTTATCTATTATTATGCTGACTTACCAGAAGCACCTAGGAGTCAACTTCCTTTTGCTTTTAGAACAGATGATGATAATGAAGGAGGAGGATATTGGTGATGGTAGCAGTTAGTTTTCCGTTTATATCATTGTTTTTGCTTCTTTTTATTACAACGAAAATCGGCAAAGTGTTATTAGCTTTGTGGATAATATTCCTACTGATATTTATTGTAAACACAACCCAAGACATAATTGAAGCGAATAATCGTATTGATGAACTTTGGGAATCATTAGACAGATGACGAAGGAGATTACATGCAATGGTAATAATTATATTAGCTTTAATGATTCCTGTATCCATAGCGATAACAGGTTTTTTGACGTTTAAAGCTGTTCACTTAGGCTTGCGATGGCAAATTGAAACCAAGAAAGAACAAATACCAACGATGGATGCACCTATTTCTAATCCAATTACTCCTATTTTAGAAGCTAGACAAGAAAAGGAAACGGTTAGCACGTTTCATGAGTGGGTGAACGGAGTAGAGGAACGATGATTAGTCAAGTTGAATGGTATCTACTGTGGAGCGAAGAAGGAACTAGTTGCATGTTTGGCTTTTCAAATCATAAAGAAGAAAGAACCTTCGAATTGTTCCTAGGGATAGTAGCAATAAGTATTGGTTACTGAAAGTAGGTGAGTAAATGACTGATAAAAAAACAGACAGTATATTAGAAGCTGCAAGTACTGTCCAACAACAATATAAAGACGGTTTAAGTTATAAGAAACAACAAGGCTACTTAGATAACTGGGCACTCTACGAGCGTATGCGTGGAGGAGATCAATGGCCAAGAACAACCAACCGAACCAAAGACCTCCCTCGACCTGTATTTAATGTAATTGAACAGATACAGAGTCATAAAGTTTCATCTGTCATGAATGAGAACATTAAAATGGTTTTCACGGCTACTGAATCAGAAGAGGATGAACCAGAGTTTCAAGCAGCTGATACCTTCACTCGTTTTGCTGATGCGACATGGGAACGACTTAAACAGAATGAATTGAATGAGGAATCATTGGACAGTAGCTCGAATATCGGCACAGGAATTTGGCATTATTATTGGGATAACTCAAAAACAGGTGGTAACAAGCTGAAATACATCGGTGAGTTATGCGGTGAAGTAATAGATGCAGTCAACTTCTTCCCCGGCAATCCGCAACAACGATTGGTACAGAAACAACCTTATATCATTATTACGCATCGTGATGAAGTGGAGAATGTGAGACGTGAAGCTGAAGAGGATAAATTAAGTAAAGAATTAATTGCCCTCATTAAACCTGATTCAGATACAGAAGATCAAGCGTATGACATGGCGAAGGATGAAATCACAGGTAGTAAGAAGATAACTGTACTCACCAAATACTATAAGAAGAATGGAAAAATCCATTTCACTAAAGTGGCTGGCAATGTGGTCATTAAACAAGAAACCAACACAAACATGAAACTCTATCCGATTGAAGTTATGCAGTGGAAACGTCGTAAGAAATCCATATTCGGCATTGGTGATACAGAGGGATTGATACCTAATCAGAAATCAATCAACTTTTTAATTGCTATGCAGATTCTTAGTGTGCAGAATACAGGATGGCCGAGAATGTTATTGAAGAAAGAATTCATTCGACAGAATCCTTCTAACACGCCAGGCGAAATTTTAGTAGATGGTAGCCCTCCTGGACAATGGGGTGCGCAATACATGCAACCTGGTAACATATCAGGTCACGCGCAGGCTTTAGTTGATAGCATCATGACATACACAAAAGAAGTATCCGGTGCGAATGAATCAGCTATGGGTGAACAAATTTCATCCGATCTAAACGCTTCAGCAATCATGATGCTTCAAAAGGCTGCAGGTATTCCGATTGAATCGATTAAGCGTAGATTCTATCAGTCAATGGAAAACATCGGCTTAATATGGGCTGAGTTTTGGAAGGTTTATTACAACACAGAGCGCATGGTTACATTGAAAAACGATGATGAAGAACCAGAAATAAGAACTTTTAACGGTTCTCAACATGCAGATGTGGAAATGAATCTCAAAATTGATATTGGACCATCTTCTTCTTATTCAGAAACACTTATGATGTCGAGTTTGGATAAATTGTTTGATAGTCAAAATATTTCACTTGAACAGTATCTGAAATACGTACCTCGTAACGTGATTCCATTTAAGGATAGGTTACTCAAAGAAGTACAAGAACAGATGCAGCAACAACAAATGATGGCTCAACAACAAGCCGAACAACAGGCTATGATGCAACAACAACAGGAACAACAAGCAATGGGTGAACAACAGCAACAAATGATGATGCAACAGGAACAAGAAGCACAGGCACAAGCAGAAGCTGAAGCAAATAAACCACATCCATTTGACCAGATACTTGCACAGATGCCACAACATGAACAACAAGCATTTAAGAAGTTACCGCCACAGGAACAACAGGCTATTATGGACCAAGTTTTGACACCTCAATAAGAACCGCATAGAGCGAAGGAGTGATTCGATGATTAAACGAATTACAGCAAAAATTAGAACTTCAAATAACGGTGGCTTATTTCATGATTCAAGACATGACATTAAAGCTTTGTCCACAATTTGTAATCATCTAATTGATAAAGTGAATGAATTAACAGATGAGGTAAACGAATTAGAGAGTAAGAAAGACTAACACCTCATTGTAGGTGTTTTTATTATGTCCTAAGCACGACATTAAACTGTCTTATATTTGTACTTTTACAACTTAATGAACACTTGACCTAAGCAAGTCGTTAAAAGGCTTAAATATTTCGCCTACCATAGCGAAGGAGGATTTATATGTCAGAGTTTGAAGAAAGCACCTACCAAAGTGCTCCAGAAGAAATTGAACAACCGTTACAACAAGAATCAGCAGTAGAACAACAGGAACAACAATCCTCACCACAGGAAAATGTGTTCACTGTGAAATATAACAAAGAAGAAGTTCATGTTCCGTATGAACAGGCGCCTGATTACATTCAAAAGGGCATGAACTACGACAAGGTACAACAACGTGCCGATGATTACCAACGCCAATTAGATCGAGTCATTCAATTATCTGGCTATCAAAATCAAGACGAACTACTTTCAGCATTAGACGAATTTGAAAGAAGCCAAGAACAAGCTAAATACGAACAAGCAGGTATTGATCCAGCAAAGTTTCATGAATTAGTAAGCGAATTACCAGAGATTCAACAGTTTAGACAGATGCAGCAGCAACAACAAGAAACACAACAGATGCAAAATGAAGCGAATGAGTTATTTGCAGAGTTTCCCGACTTAAAGCCTGAACAAATCCCTGCGGAAGCATGGCAATTGAAGGAACAGAGAGGGTTAACTATCTTAGATGCTTATTTGCGAACGACTTATAAGAATATCGGACAACAAAAGGAACAAGAAGCAATACAAAAATTACAAGGTAACGCTCAATCTTCACCCGGTTCATTAGGTGGTGGCGATGTGAATCACAATACAAACGTCTCTAATCTATCAGCAAAGGATTTCAACGCTATGGTGGACCAAGTGTTAAGAGGAGAGCGTAAAACACTCTAGGGGGAAAATTAAATGGCAACTAACATTCAAACATATTCACAAGGTGGCGCAGGCTACAATACTTTATCAGCAGAACAAGCGGAATTCTACCAACGCACGATGCTTGAGCGATTAATCGACCAAGAAGTATTCATGAAGTACGGTAAAAAACACAACATTCCAAAACGTGCAGGTGCTACAACTTCATTCAGACGTTTAGAATTACCTACACTTTCAACTAATACCATTGTGGAGGGTACGACTCCTGATGCGATTGATTTAACTATCAATAAAATAACGGCTACTGTAAAACAATACGGGGCATGGACGAAGGTTTCTGATTTCCTTGACCTTACTGGTTTAGATCCAATTATTACCGAAACATCTCAAATGTTTGGAGACCATGCAGGTTTATCCATGGACCAAGTGGTTCGTGACATCGTAGCAGCAGGAACAAATGTTAAATACGCAAATGGCAAAGCTTCACGAGTAACGGTGGCGGCTACAGATAAAATTACAGCTGCTGACATCATCAAACTTCGTACAATCATGGTAAAAAACAATGTGAAACAAATCAAACTTCCTAACGGCGGCAAAGGATATTTAGCGTTTACTCATCCAGAAGTGGTTGCTAATATCATGGGACTTGCTGAATGGAAAGATCAAAATACTTATGTAGACGTTAAGAATCGTGAACAAGGTATTGCAGGTCAAATGTATGGAATCTACTTCTTAGAAGCGAACACTGCGCCAGTATTTGCGGGGGCAGGGGCAGCAGGTATTGATGTGTATGGTACTTTGGTTATCGGTGAGGAAGCGTTTGGTATTCCTGATGTTGGAGGTTCATCTAAGCCTGATATTATCGTGAAAAACTCTAATGGAGATAGTAATGATACATCCAATCCGATGAACCTTTACAGTACAATCGCATGGAAATCAACATTTACGGCGGTGCGTTTGAACGAAAAATGTATCCTACGTTATGAATCTGCAATTTCGTAATTAAGTAAGGAGGGCTTTTCGCTCTCCTTTTTTTATTTGAATTTTAGGAGGAAAACACATGACTACAAAAACACAAAAAGAAGTTGAAAAAGAATTATTAAATGACCGAGATGCTATTTTAGCGCAGCCTAAAGTTAAGCTATTTATTCAACCTGATCGTAGTAATCCATCTAAACATCGTACAGTCATTATTAATGGCCAAGAATTTATATTAGCAGTCGGTAAAGAATTAGAAGTTCCTCAAGTGGTTGCAGATGTGTGGACAGATTCAAATAATAAAACCATCCAAGCTGAATACAACATGGAACGCTTCAACGAAATTTAATAGGAGGGATGCTTCATGAACTTATTAGAAGCTAAACGCAAAGCTCTCTCACTCATGGCCGAATACAGTGTGGACGGTGTACCGATTCCAGATGGAGAAAACGCCGACTATTTAAACCGTATGAATCGATTTGCAAACGATGTTCAGATGGAAATCAGCGATAAATTAGGTATTGAATCAGCTTTTCTTATCAATCAAATTGGTATAAACCAGGAAGGCTATTTTAAATATGATTTACCCGTTGACTTCAAAGAGCATAGGTTCATGAACATGAATGATGAACGCTTTTACGATTACCGAATTGAAAACAGAAAAATCTTAATAAAAAAAGGATTAACAGGGGAATTTGAATTCTTCTACTTTAAAAATCCAACGGAAATCACATCTGGCACTGAGGATACTTATGAGTTTGAAGTAGAAGCGCACTCCCAACATTTGATCCCTTATTTCATAGGCGGTATGGCTATAACAGATGAAAATCCATCTATGGCTGACAGGTTATTGAATATGTATTATTCCAAGCTGCTATCTATCACGAAACGTAATGACGACTATCCGAACTTTATTCGTTCAACGTATTCCATGTAAAGGAGGTAAAGGATGATTCAATTTAAAACAAGACAACCTGCCGAACCTCCTTTATTACGTATTGAACCGTTTAAAGGTATGAATCTTAGCGTAACTCCTACGCAAATTGACCAATCGCAAGCAAGTGACATGTTAAACATGAATATCGATGAACGAGGGGCATTAAACAAGCGTACGGGTTACGAAAGAGTTTATTTGAAATCGTTAGGAGAGGGTCAGATAAACGGTATGTTTCTTCATCGCACTCCAGATGGTTCAGAAACTATGCTGTTTTCCCATAAGGATAAGTTGTACAAAACAGAAGGTGCTCCAAGCTTAGCGAACAATACACGTTTGCAAAAATGGGAAGATGATAACTTGCTCGATACATGGGAAGGTGAAGTTTAATGGAAAATACACCATTTGCGAATTTATATAAATGGGACCAAACAGACACAAAGCAGGAAACAATCATTCAAACGGCAAATAATAGCGCAAAAATCGATCAAATTCTAAGTGGCCAACATGAACGATTAAACGGCATCGATGAAACGATAATTACAGTTGATAGAAGACTAGAAGATGCTGAAACATTGGCAGAAAAATCTGTAGTAGATTCTACTAATTCTTTAGCCATATCCCTTCAATCGGATGAAAAAGCAACAGATGCATTAGACAAGTCGGACATTGCGAAAAAGGTCGCGGAATCGGTACAAGAGCAATTTGACAAAGTGGTTGCTGAGGCTGGTTCTAATAATCCAGAGGTTGTAAATGCTCGTGGCGGAGAGGTAAATTTAAACGTACGATTGGATAAGGTTACGACACAGTTGGCGGATACTGCTAGCACGTTGAACGCTACTCAACAAGGCGAGAACGTGAATTTACAAGGTGGCATCAGGCTTGGTATTCGTACAAAATCACCGATTATTACTTTTACATCAGATGACGGAAGATTAGAAGATTACACAAAAATGAAACCTTTATTCCAGGCAAAGGGCATTCCATTAACAATGGGGATTATAGCCGATGGTGCATACGGAAACGGTGTTCGCATGTCTATTGCGCAGATCAAAGAGTTGCTTGGATTAGGATGGGAAGTGGCTTCACATACCGTTACACATCCAACGTTATCGGGGCTAACAGACCAACAAATCGAAAATGAACTGAAAAATTCTAAAATGAGTCTTGAAAGCACATTTGGCATACCTATTAAACATGTCATTTATCCGTATGGAGCTCATGACATTCGTGTTAGGAATACGGCAAGGAAATATTATCGATCTGGAACTAGTACAAATCCTGGGCATAACGCTGAGGTACACAAAACGTATGCGTTGAATCGTGTTGCGTTAGGCTCATTTTTTGACATTGCGACTACGGGCTACCCCGCTACCAATACCCTAGAATACTATAAGCGAAGAGTTGACGAAGCCATCGCTAATAATGCATGGCTTATTTTTATGATGCATACTTGGTCGCCTGACCATGACGCAACTCAACAACAGCACATTAGTGATCTGATAGATTATATTAAAAGTAAAATTGTGCCGATCATGAATGTAGAGGATGCTTTAAACCGTGTTGGTAATCTAATGGACATAGGAGATCATGGTTCTGAGGAATATTTTTCTGTTGGAAGCACAGGGAAAACAGAAACTAATTTATCTTACAGAAAGCGAGCATCCACGGGTTTAAACGCTAGTAGTCTATTGTCCTCATTCGAAAAAAATATGGTAACAGCAACACCTTTTACTGTAGCTGATAATGCAGGATTCCCCGAGAACGCAGGAATATTAGAAACTTATAATCTATCTGGAGCCGACTACGCTTTCCAAATCTTTAATCACTATGACAGTGACAAAGTGTATCGAAGAAGATGGGTTGTAGCTAATAATAACTGGTCATCGTGGACAATAATGAATCCAACTATCATCGTAAGTGCAACCAACGGATACACGGCGGCATCCTCTTGGTCAGTGTTTCCTGCAAACAAAATCATTTCTACAAAAATTACCGCAGCGGGAGCAACTGGGTTTCCTAATGACGTGGCAGGTCTTTTAGTCACTAATAGTGTTACAAGAGAAGTAGGGTATACTAGACAAACTTATTATGTATTTAACAGTGGCACTCAATATGAACGATACGCTATGGCAGATGGGTCATGGAGTAGCTGGGAATCCGTTTTGAAAAGGGTAGGGTTAACATTTAACAACTTTAACTTTGGAACTATTCCTGCAAATGGACAAGTCGAACAATCGTTAACAGTTACAGGGGTAAGGGTAAATGATACTGTTAACGCTAGTCCAAGGACAACAATGGAAAATGGGCTTATCTGGTCATCCTATGTAAGCGCAGTAGACACGATTGTCGTTCGAGTAGTGAATGTGACAACAGTTAGTGTATCTACATCGCTGAGAACATGGACATTAAATATAACTAGATCATGATACGGTAGGAACAAACTGTGTCGTAAATATAATTTTTAGAGAGCCCATTTAAAGGCTCTTTTTTTTATGCGAAAGGAGGGGACATATGAAATGGCGAGATGAACTACTCGTAGATTTAGTTCCTCCAACGGAAGTGTTCACAGGGTTAGCGGATACTCAGACTTCTTTCTTCACGATGAATGGTAAGTGTTACATCATGGATGGCACGAATTATCTTGTGTATGACGGAACGACTGTATCGGAAGTGGTCCCTTACATTCCCACTCTTTTTATCTCAAAAGATCCTGTAGGTGGCGGGGAACCGTTAGAGGATTTTAATTTATTAGGTGCTGGATTTAAAGACAGTTTTTCCACACTTGGTACAGAAACGGCCTTTCAATTATCGCTTACTGGATTAGATGTAACTCTTGTAACTGCATTGGTTGACAATGTAGCTAAAACCGAAGTGACGGATTTCACAGTAGATCGTGTGCTTGGGAAAGTTACATTTAAAGCAGCACCACCTAAAGGGACGAATAACGTCATCATCACGGCTTATAAAACACAATCAGAATTCCCAAATCGCATTAAGAAATGTCGGTTTCATACAATATTTGGTGGCTCTAATGATACAAGGGTATTTGTGGCGGGTAATAAAGATATGTCAGACTACGTTTGGCGTAGTGGTTTAAGTGATCCGTCCTATTTTCCTGAGAATGGATTTTACAAGTTTAATGAAACCGTGAAAGGTTTTGTTAAACAATATGATTACCTGGTTGTGGAAAGAGCAAATGGTAAACATCAAGTAACCTATCAATTAGATGCAAATGGATTAGCTACCTTTCCATCTAAGCCGATTAATGACCAGGTTGGAACAATTGCTACTCACTCTATTCAAATCGTGGAGAACAACCCTGTATCGCTTTCTAAGAATGGTGTATACATGCTAACGGCTTCAAGTGTTCGTGATGAACGAAACGTATCTCATGTTTCTGAAATGATTGATGCTAGGTTACTATCTGAGCCTAATTTAGATAAAGCTGTATCCGTTGATTATGATAAGAAATACTGGCTTGCGTTGAATGGGAATGTATATGTGTTTGATTACACGATTAATGAGTGGTATTTATACAACAACATTAAAGCTAATTGTTTTATTGAACGTAATGGGGATTTGATGTTTGGTAGTTCAACAGATGGAATTTTATACAGGTTCATGAAAGAAAGCGAACCACGTCCATTCAATGACGACGAACAACCAATTAATGCATATTGGAAGTCAAAACACTTCACGTTTGGTGCAGATGAATTAAGGAAACTCGTTGAAAAAGTGTATTTTGGGTTAAAACCTATGACTAGAACGAGTGCGGATTTATACTATGTATCCAATAAAAAAGAGAGTGCACTAGTCAAAACTTCTCGAATGGATTTATTAGACTTCCGTAACATCGATTTCAATCATTGGTCTTTTTTACTTTCTTCATTTCCACAAGAGTCAATGGCTAAGATAAAAGCGAAGAAAATCACGCATTTTCAATTGATTATTAAGAACGACAAAATAGACGAAGGATTGGGGTTGTTATCCGTTGGGATTAAATACCGATATCAAAGTGCAGTCAAATAGTGAGGTGAAATAAATGCCATTAGAAAAGTTATTAGCTTTTACAAAAGATGTATCGGATTTATCAGATAAACCAAACAGTTCAATGACCGCCGCAGAAGTAAAAGCATGGTTTGACGCCGCACCAGATGAAGTTAGGGTATATCTGAATCAATTGATCGATAATCTGCAATCCGTTGTGGACGGTGACAGTGGTGCGGATAACGTAGGTACTACAAATATCACAGGATTGAATGGGGCGACTGTACAAGCGTTATTAGAAAGTTTGAAGGCATTAGATGATGAAAACAGAGCTTATCTTCTTAGTCAAATTAATGGAGTAGTGTTAGGCCAGATTCCTGACGAAACGATTACTCATAATAAATTTTCGCCTACGAACAAATCGGTTGTGCCGCATGGAACTACAACAGGCGTAGCTAACGCTTACGCTGTCAACTTAAATCCTGCACCGAGTTCTTATTTCGAGGGGATGGCTGTATCAGTAACAATGAATGTGGACAGTACAGGACCTTCCACTCTTAATGTAAATGGATTAGGACCAATTCCACTTAAAAAAGATAACGGACTCGATAAAACTAATTTTAAAAAAAATGGAGTATACACCTTCCGCTACAATTCAATGACTGTAAATTTTATCTTACAGGGTGAAGGGGGTGAATATGGAACAGCAGAAGATGCTCAAGTCCTAGCTGGATATACAGTAGGAAGAGAGACTGGTGTTGTGAGTGGGACAATGGTGAATAATGGTTCGGGCAATATACAAGCATCTGAAACCACAGATATTATAATTCCTGTTGGTTACTATAACGGGGGGAAAGTATTGACTCCCCGAGTAGTTGCCGGAGGTGTTCTAATATATGACCGTCAAGGACTTAGCGGATTTAATAATGTCCGAACAAAAAAAATGGAAGTACTTATAACTAAGCCGGGAGTTTATAGAGTCACTATGACAATTCGAACAACCGACCCGGCAACGACAACGGGACAGGCTCAAATATATGTTAATGATATTGCCGTAGGAATAAATAGAACAGGTACTTCGGCAAGTGATACAACCTTCACCGAAGATATAACAGTCAATGTGAACGATAAATTACAACTATATACTAATACAACGGGGATTGGAGCCAATTGTCCAATGACTCTAAAACTATATATCCAATCCATGAACCCTACAGTAACTGTAATATTATAATGGGAGTGACTAATTTTGAAATATACATTTCAATACGAAACAATCGAACAACGAGAAAGTTTAATAACCGAACACAAAACGAAAACAATTATCGAAGAACGAAATATATCCGAGGGAAATTTTATTGTATTCTCTGATAACCCGGAGGAAGATACAAAACAAGTTGTTTATGTGAATGTTCCACGAGAAGAATTTGAGAACAGTAAAGAAAAATTAACACAACAAGAATTAAAAATAACAGACCTAAAGAAAATACAAAACGTGACAAGTACGACTGTATCTGAAATAAGTACAACTTTACAAGAATTAATAGAACTATCACTAGAAACGGGGAATGTATAAAATGACAGTTAGCACACTTTTGGTTAAATCTTACGCTACTAATGTTTACTTGACAGGAAGTAACTCTTTAACAAATATCGGGGCTACTCGCCCAGAATACGTCGTACCTGTAATGCAAAGGGCAGCAGACGCCTATTATATTGATTACATTGACGATGCTAAAACGAAAGGTTGGATAACTGACCAAGAACATGCTGATACTTTAGCATTGAAGGATGAGAGCGACCCAAAATACAGTCCACCGATTACACTTATGTCGGTAACAGAAACAAGCGTAAAGTAAGAAATCAATAGAATACTAACATCGAGGGCATCCATCACGGGTGCTCTTTTTATTTATCCAAAAACGAGGTGAGAAAATGGCAATATCATCAAACACATTGGCTGAGATACAACGTAAAGCGGCAAACGGAGTTCAACTTGTTAAACCGACTGCAGAAAAGCAAGCAGCATACGATAGTTTCAAAGCACCAAAGGCTCCATCAGTACAGGCACAATCGGCACCACAAGCGCCAGGATTCGACCAAGCAGCATATATGCAACAAATGCAATCCCAGGTCAATGCGATTTATGACCAACAAAAAGCGGCACAACTGGCTCAATATTATGCACAACGTGATAAAGCAATCGGGAAAGTAAATCAACAGAAAGCTGAAGTCGCACCCCAATACCAAAGTGCTAGGAACCAATCAGATGTAGTTAGTGCCCAAAATGCACAAAGGCTTCGTGAAATGATGGCATCAAGTGGACTTCAATCGAGTGGTGAGAATGTCACGGCTTCCACAGGACTGCAGAATGCACGACAAAATTCATTGAATGGCTTGAATCTACAAGAACAACAAACGATGAATGATCTTGAACGTCAAATTTCAGACTTAAACGATCCTGCATCTGAACAAGCATTAATTGCATCATTAGAAGCACAGAGGGCACAAGCGTTATTTGATTCCAGTATGCGTGCTGATGAAATAGGTTACAGTCGTGGACGCGATGCAATAGGAGACAGTCGTTATAACAACGAATTTGCTTATCAACAAGGTAGAGATTCCATCGGCGATAAGCAATGGCAACAACAATTTAATTATGGCCAATCTATAGACAATCGTAACTTCAATTATCAAGCAGGTAGGGATTCTATAGGAGATGCTCAATGGCTATCGCAATTCAAATATGGGCAGTCCAGGGATCAAGTAGGCGACAATCAATGGCAGTCACAATTTGACTACGGTAAAACACGAGACCAAGTAGGTGATAGCCAGTGGCAACAACAATTTAATTACAATAAACAACAAGATGCGATTAATAATGCTCGTAAGGGTAGAAGTGGCGGCGGTGGTGGCAGTTATGGTGGTTACCTAAAAGGAAATCCGATTACCCAACTACCTACTAACCCTAAGCAAAGTAAAATCATGACTGAACGACAATACATTGATGCGTTTGAACAACCTGCAGCTAGACAGAAGGGTACGGCTCGAGTATTACCTGGGTCTACAGATTACGCAAAGAAAATGCAACAAGTAATGAGAGACCTATATAAATAGGGGTGAATAAATGGGTAATGGATATGGCGATTATATAAATAAACAGTACAAGCAAGTCAAAGAACCCAAGACATATAAAACGACTGGCACACAATATAATAAAGCGCAAGAAAAGGAGAGGGCGGAAATTCGCTCTCAACTTGCTAATGATATATCGTATTGGTCGCAAAAAAGAGGAACACCAATTGATCCTTCTAATAATCCTGTGGCTATTGCTGAAAATTATTATAAGCGACAAGAGAGAGTTGCGGAAGTAGAAAAAGCAGGACAAAAACGCATGAATTCGAATGGCGGTAAAGGTAAGTACTCCGCCGAAGACCGACTAGCAGAATTTAAAAAGTATCGTGAAAAAGACCAAAAGACTTCTTCCAAAGCGTATGAAAAAGAAATCGGTGAAACTGCAACTTCTGACTTCAAAAAGAGTTACAACTATTCATCTAATCGAGGAATAAATGAAAGTGACGTTCGTTTTGAAGCATTCATGGATAAACAAAAGAAAAAGAATAATACAGTCGCACAACTTTTATCTGGAACTAATGTGGAGGAAAATAAGAAAAAAGAAAAAGGTTTCCTGCAGAAAGCTCTTGAATTCGGAAAGTCACTTACTGCTTTTGATGATGCAAACTTCAAGGAGTCTAGGGCTAAAACGGGTGGAGATAAAGAAGGTGCTGAACGTTTTGCCAGTCGTACTGCAAACTCAGTGTTATTAGGATTACCTGCACAGCTTGAAAAAAGTGTTACTGGTGAAGTAGCTCCTTATCAAACTGCACGTAAGTTTGGTGACGGTAAAGGTACGGACACGGCTGCAGATTTGCTAGGATATTTAGTGCCAGGTGTCGGTATCGCTAAAGGTTTGCGAGGAACTTCATTAGGTGCAAAGGGATTAGGTGCTTTAGCGAAACAACCTTTAACGAAAGAAACGGCTAAACAGATTGCCAAACAGACTGCCAAAGAGGGTGCTTCTGTCGGGGCTATCATGTCAGGTGCAGAAATTGCCGGGCGAGAAACTCTGAATCCAGAGGATTATAACTGGAAGCAAAACCTAGCGCAATTTGGTTTAGAAACAGGTGCAGGAGCCGTTTTAGATCCAGCGGTTACATTGGGGTTAGGTAAGTTGCTTAGCAAGATTAAGAAGCCACCAATAGGTAACACGCCTGTAGAAAAATCCATCCAAGAAACACTGGCAGAACTTCCTCCACCTCCACAGAGAGGTCCGCAACCGAGGAATCCAGGAGAACCGTTACAAGGACTCCTTGAACAAATATCGGTTCGACCTGTAGGTAAAGAATTGGCAGCTACTACAACGAAACAACGACCAGGAATAGAAGGGTTGATGAAAGCTTATAAGGGGCAAGATGTATCAAATGTATCTTCCGCATTATCTAAACAAGCTGACAACGGTATGCCGAAGAATGCTTATGAATCCATATCGGATGCGCCTGTTAAGAAAGATGAAGTATTTAAGGAAATCGAAAACTTGAAGGAAAATATTAAACAGTTCAATGATAACCTCCCTAAACTAAAAGAAGTGGAAATGAGTAAACTAGATTCCACTACACAAAATGAGAACAAGCGTTTAATGGATGAATATGTGCAAGCGGATGACCTGTGGAAAGCTGCTAAAGAGATACAAGAAACCTTCAAGAAACCTAGCACTAGACCAGAGTGGGCGCATTTCAGTGTAGACAGTAAGTTACGTGCTTCTGACGAGTTCTCAGCTATCCCTAATCGTTTTGTGGCTAAGGGCGAAAATAAGAATCACGGCACAGACTTCGCAAAAGCTATGGACTTAGCTGGATTTAAAAACGAAACAGACTTTATTAATCACTTACAGTACATTGATTCACAACTCAATGTAAAGACAAGAAAAGATCTAAGTAAAATGGATAATACGTCATTCAAAGCTGCTGAAAAGTATGTAATGGACTTAGATAAACAAATAGAGAGCCAATTGAAAGCACAGTTCGGTATTAGTGATATGGAAAAACAGATCGACGAGTTATCTAGTCAAATGAAATCAAGAGAAGGAACGAATGCTTCGCCGAACAAACAGACAGTGCTTGATAAGGCGGATCCTGTTAAAGACGTTGCTAAAGAAAATAAAGAGCTTTATAAAGACATGGCTGAGGATGCAATAAGAAACTCTGATTTGTGGAAGGACAAGAGTCCAATTTTCCTTAGTCGAGAAACGCTTGAACGCAACTTCGAGGATATAGCTGGGAAAGATGATGGAAAAAAATTAAAAGAATATTACATTCAACCAGTACGCCAAAAAGAAACGGAAAGAATACGTTTCGTTAATGACCAAAGAAAAACGGTTGAAAGTTTTGGAATGAAAGCTAAAAGTAAAGATGATCAACTTGTTCAAATGTACGGTGAAGGTAAAATCAGCTTAGAAAATCTAAAAATAGACACACCAAACTGGGAAAAGGTAATAGAAGTATCTGATTGGTATAAGGAAAACTACAATACGTTAATTGATACCGCTAACAGAGTGTTATCAGAAGCGGGTGAGAAGACTATACCGAAGCGAGAAAATTACTTCCCTCACTATAAAGGGGTGGATGAATTATTTGAAACGCTGAAAAAGTTCGGAATTGATATGGAAAACTACTCATTACCTACTGGAATCAATGGTCTAACCGAAAACTTTAAGCCGAATAAAAAGTTCTTCGCAAATGCAATGCAACGTAAAACGGATGAAACTACATTCGGAGCGATAGAAGGATTTGACCGATACATTGAAGGTATCTCTCAATTAATCTACCACACGGAGAATATTAAGAAACTTCGTGCATTAGAAGGTTCTTTACGGAATAAATATGGAGAAAGCACGCATTTAACTAACCTTGTTGTAAATCTAAAAGAACAAGGGAATCTGTTAGCAGGTAAAAAAGCAGCAGCAGACCGTTACGTGGAACAACACTTCGGCAGAAAAGCATATAGCGTACTTGATACCATCAAACAAAGAACAGGATTGAATATGCTAGGGTATAACATCGGTTCAGCATCAACGGCATTCATTCCACTCACACATGCAGCTGCAACAACTTCTAAAACGGCTTTTGCAAAAGGTATGATGGATACAATAACGAATATCGTTAGAAAAGACGGATTCGCTGATGCATCTGGATTTTTAACAAGACGTGTAGGTTCGAAACCTTTAGTTAGATCCTGGTGGAATAAAATAGAGAACAATTCAATGGGAATGATGGATCTCGTTGACAGATTCAGTTCTCAAACCATCGTAAGGGGTAAATACTACGAATTGCTTGAAAAGGGTATACCTGAAAAAGAAGCATTACAACAAGCGGATGATTGGGCAGGTAGAATCATGGCTGACCGTTCGAAAGGGCAACAACCAACATTGTTTGCTTCGAGAACATTAGGCCCGATTATGCAATTCCAGATAGAGGTTAATAATCAGCTCTCTTTCCTATTTAAAGACATACCTAAAAACGCAGCCAACAAAAAAGAGTTAATGTCACAAATGACTCAAGCGGTAGTGTACGGCTATCTTGCAAATGAAGTGTATGAACAAGTATTAGGTAGAAGACCTTCATTTGACCCTATCGGAGTATTTATGGAGTCTTACAAAAATTTCAGTGATTCGGAAATGGATACTAAAGAAGCGGCTACAAGAACAATAAAAGGCGTTTCTGAGCAATTACCGTTTGTATCTCCATTAACTGGCGGTAGATATCCAATTAGTGCAGCGATTCCTAATTACAAAGAATATGCAGATGGTAACTCAACTTTGGGTAAAGAACTAATTAAGCCTGCTAAATTTCTGCTTGCGCCTTCTGGTGGAAGCCAAGCGTTCAAAACTTATGAAGGTAATAAGGTTTTAAATGAACGTGGAGTTTACAAAAATGGAAAATTGAAATATCCTGTAGATGATAGTCCAGAAAATGTATTGAAAGGGTTATTTTTGGGACCTGGTTCATTTCCTGAAACGAATGCGTATTATGATAAACCGTACACTGATCGTAGAACTCCTTTAACAATCAAGCAAACAGAAGAAGTAGACAATTCATCTGACCGACAAGCGACTTATGAGAAAATCGTTAGTGATAAGAAATTAAGAAGCTTGTTTAAGAAATTGGATGAAGCATCAAGCAAGAAAGAAAAAGAAAATTTAATGAAACGCATTAATTTTATAAAAGGCGGTGAATAAATGGAAGAAAATTTTTTCACGCAGTGGATCAACTTCATCGTTACTATTGTTATTGGCTTTGGGTTGATTGTAATTTATTCGATGTTTTCTGAATCTAAACTAGGCGACACAAT